CGGATGCGCCGTGAGGTATACATCGGGATCGAGCCATTCGCCCTCGGTGGTCTTGCTGATGAATTCACCGTTTGCTGGAGTTGTCGGCCAATACATGAGCTGGCTCGGCTTGTAGGAGCATTCGTCAAACTGGTCGATGCCCCAATCGGAAGCGAAGTATCTGGCGAAAGCCACATACTCGTCCGGGGTTATATTCCTCGTCAGCGGCACGATGATGCGGCAGCGAGGCTGTTCGGGTGTATGTCCGTGGGTGGTATAGAGACAGGATGAGTACCGGCACTCCGAGGCGAAACGGTCGATAAAACCAATCTCGGCATGGTCTGCGTCCATCGTGAGCATGGAGCGGCATACCACGGTCTCACGCTTGCGGCGGTTGCCTTTCAGATAACCGCCCACAAAGCCGCCTTTGTCCTTGGCACGGTCCCGGTCATCCTTTTTGAGTTTCGGATATTCCTCCACGGTTTCGGTCGTGCGAATGGTGGTTTTCATCCTTTCGCACAAGTCTTCCCATGTGGTGGTTTTATTCGCCCAGGTCTTTGCGTAGCAGCTATTGCCGTAGGCGATTGGCAGGTCACGCATTTTTGGTTACCTCCTTAAGGTCGGAATTAAAATATCGGATGGCGTAATTCTTACGCTTGGCTCGGTCAATTTCGGCAGCCATGCCGCTTGAAATCAGATCTCCGAAGACCCATAATTCGGCGCACTTGCTCATCAGCACATTTCCGAAGAACATGGCAAGCTCACGCTCTTTCGGATTGCTGTCATCCATGAACTGCGGAAACAGCAGATGCGGAGCGATGGGGAGATAGCCGCTGTCCACGGCGAACCTGCTGTATCTCTGTGCCGCCTTGACGTTTGTCTCCACATCTCCGGCATAGGGTGAGCAGATATACACAACAGGTCTGAATGCGAAGAACGCTTTTTCCTCTTTTATAATGTTTGTCATTGCCTCGTATGCAGTGGGGTCGTAATAGCCCTCCACATTGAACTTGTTTATTCCCATAGGATTTACCTCAATCTTTCTTATAGAATTTCGTGATATAGCCGTCTGCCCGGAGGAGCAGTCCATTTGCCCACGGCGGCGTTCTGCCCATCTGCTCACAGATGGTGTCAAGGGATACACGGGGGTCGGCTTCGTTCACAAGTTCATCGTGGATATGCATCGTGACCGAGCAGCGGCGAAGGGTCTTCATGGCGTAGCAAAGGATGTCCCTCGCCGTTGCCTGAACGATGTTCTCCACGAACTTGGGACCATAGCTGTCGAGCCGTTCCCATTTTTTTGTGCCGCCGACACCTTCATAGGTAATGCATGAACCTCCGAACCTGTTTTCGCCGATCTTCGGCTTGACGTAGTTCAGCATTCTGCCGGACGGAAGGAGTATGGAGAGCATTCCGCTGCGGCAGAGAAAGCGAATGCCGTGTGTTTCGGCGGTGGTCTTATCCCGGACGGCAGTCAGCACGGCATGGTCAACGTCCCACCAGAACTTGACGATGTTGGGATTCGCCGACCGCCATGCCTGAACGAGTGGCTGAAGTTCCTCTTCGGTCAAGCCCATATCCAAAGCACCCATTGCTTTCA